TACAGTCAGAGACAGAAAGAGGCCTACATATAGTCCCCTAAAGTCCCCCCTAAGCACTACATCTAGTAGTAAACCCAATGTCACACATAAGGTTAGGCATTAAGTACACCTAAAGTACACCTCAAGTACACCTAAAGTAAACCTAAAGTCACCATAGGGGTGCTCTCTTTGGGGTGAGCATAAGGAGGCCATAGGGGGGAAACACTTTGTATGTACTATTAGATACTCACTCAGATTTTTCTGTAGGATTCTTAAAGGGTGCACACCAAGAGTCTCATAAGGTTAACCACTTGGAGTGTCTATCATAAGGTGGTCCTGAGGGCACCCTAGAGGCCCATAGAGACACTAAGAGGTACTAAGAGGTACTAAGAGACCTTGATAGACTCTAAGAGACCCTGTAGGCTCATAGAGGGCACATAAGGGTTACTCTTAGAGTTGACTTCTTACAGTGATTATAGGGGAAGATGTATATCGACCATAATCACTACGAGCACACTAAGCGTCAATGAGTAGTCTAATGAACACAAGTGAGTATAGAACAAAGCAGAGTTTCCAGTTCACCGATGTGTTCAGAACCAGATGTGATACCAATGGAACCAGCAAGTACAACGAGAAATTTATAAGTCGTTCGATGCGTTGCCAGTGTCTTGAGTACGTATAGTAAGCGCATAGAGCGTCCTCCTTGTTATACTTGATGGTTACACTGATAGTGGGGATGTAATTACTATTACTATCATCCCTCACTGTAAGGGTCTCTAAGAGTAGTCACTAAGAGTAGTCACTAAGAGTAGTCACTAAGAGTAGTCACTAAGAGTAGTCACTAAGAGTAGTCACTAAGAGTAGTCACTAAGAGTAGTCACTAAGAGTAGTCACTAAGAGTAGTCACTAAGAGTAGTCACTAAGTATGCACTATGCATATGCAATCTTTAAGTGTCTTTAAGTTGTCTTAGGGGGCCCTTCCCAATAGTGAGTCGTATTAGGGACACCCTTGATTTCATTAGGTTTTTACACCTCACTCCATAGGGTGCCCATTGTGAATATTAAGTCACTTTATGTGCATACTTAGTCTACCAGACCGAGCCTTCTTGACCCACTGGATGTTTACGCCAAGTCTCTTAGCAACCTCAGAATCTGTACCATCAGCATCAAGTACAGCCTTCAGTCGTCTATTGAATGCCTTTTGAATCTTATCTATGTGACTTTGATGCTTACCTGAAGAACCACCTGAAGAATCACTATGGACCATACTACCTTTCGACCTACAGTCCTCTATGTTCTCTTTCTGTGTTCCCTCAGATAAGTGCTCAGGGTTCACACACGAAGGGTTATCACACGAATGCGTTACCACACATCCTTCCTTTAAGGGACGCTTCAGGTGGACGTGCAGGGCGTATCTATGGGCCATCCAATGTACGCCATTAACACGAATCCTACCGTAGCCACCTTTAGTCTTACACCCTAGGAAGATGTGGCAACCAGTTATACTATCAATTGCCACTCTCATTACTCACACCTCCTTCTGTTTGTGTAGCTGTTACCAGTCGATGAAGCTAGAGCCTCCTTCCTCGTCCTCATAATAGATGTCCACGCCACCAACATCAAGGCTATGAATCTGGTCACCACCAATGGTCTGTTTCTCCATGTGTGCCTCAAGGAACTCAAGGGTCATCTCTTCTTCGCCTATCTTGCTGTCTACAAGCATCCCCTCGCGTAGCCATTCGATACCCAATGCGATAGCATCAAGTCGGTCATCGTGTGCTACAGCGCCTCGCTCACGAGTCATACGGGTCATCTGATAGAACGCACTGTAGCGAACATCGTGTTTCCCATCTAGGTCACGAGAAGTCTGATAGTCTTCACGGATAACTTCATCACGAATGATTAGCTTATGGGAGCCCATCAATGGTTCAATGGTATCGCAGATTCGCATCTCCTTCATGCCCTTAGCTCGAATCTCTTCGAGTGCAGCCTTGTGGTGCTTAAGGAGAACAGGAGAGAAAATCTTACCGAACATACCGTCACCAAAGTTGGACTCGTGGACTACTGTCTGTACCTTCCACTGCTTGGCCTTCTTAGCGAGCTTCTCTAGGGTAGCATCATCGTAGCCTCCACGGAACCCACCGACCTCCATCAAGTAGATGTAGCCATTCAGGGAATAGAGGACTGCATACCCGGTCTCATCCTTACCACGACCACTGGGGTCAATGACAAGAATCTTAGACTGGTACTCAGCGGTTCTAGAGGAGCACGTATGGAAGCTATGGATGTCATCACCTTTCAGGCCCACGTTAGGAAGCTCCTCATTGCGGTTCTGACGGTTTGGCAACCACTGGTATGACAATGGGGCACGTTCAGGGTCTACAGCGCACACGATAGCGTCACGGAGACGTAACGGGTACTTCTCGGCATCACTAAGGTTAGGGTTAAGCATGAACTGAAGAGTGTAACCAGCTTTGCCATATTCGAGTTCACGTTCACGAAGGTCATCCGTATCGAATCGAACAGGGTCAGTAGGTTGTCCACGGAGTAACTCAAAGCCTTCATCATATTCAGCCTTAAGCATAGGAGCCAAGCGGTCCCCATAATAGAGAGCCTCAGCATCATTGCGTGGATACTGTGCGGGCCAGATTACTGTGCTGTACCCTTTGTTATCCTCAAGTTCCTTGTAGAGAGTCATCTCGGTTTGAGGCGTCCCTAGGTAGATAACACGAGAGGTTGGTAATGGCTTAAGTAATGCAGCAAACTCAGTTACCAGCGTCCACAGCTTCTCACGAGCAGAACTTGTAGAACTGTTACCAGGCACCTCAACGTCATCCGCAATGATAATGTCAGCACGGCTACCAGTCAACTGACCAGTAATACCTACAGACTTCACAGAGGGAGAATGGTCAGGTTTAGCTAAGCCAACATCAAAGCTAATCACAGAGTCACGCTGTCCCGGTCGAGGTTTCAGCTCAGCGAGGAACGGTAGCAGGTCAATGATGTTCTTGATGAAGATGGAGTTAGCATCAGCACGTTCCTTAGAGGCAGACACAATGAGAACCTTAAGTTGAGGGTCCCTCCATAAGACCCACACAACGAACGCACAAGTGATAAAGGACTTGCCGATACCACGGAACGCCTGAAGGATAAACTTCTTGTGGTCACCATCAGCGAGTGTACGTGCCATATCAATCTGACACTTGGTTGGTTTAGGTAAGTTCAGAGCCTTCCATAAGACGAACAAGAAAGCTACGAAGTCACCCTTAAGTTGCGCCACTATGAGCGCATTCTTGTTTGCTTGATTAGACATTGAGGCCTCCTAATGTTACTCGGTGGTTGCTGTGATACCTAGCGCATCCTGAAGAGCCTTGAGGGTCTGTGGGCGCATATGCTTAATAGAGTTAACCAGAGCAACACCAAACATCTCGTGCGGCAGACGACGGTTACGTTCTGAACCACCTACAGTGGTCATCTCGTTCCACACAAAGAGGTACTCAGGGTTATCCACATAGGTCGTAAAGAACTTAGTGATACCCGCTACGTCCATCTCAGGAGACGGTTCTGGCTCAGGGTCTGGAGTAGAGTCATCCCACTCTTTATGTACATCAATCTGTACTAGACCCAATGTGTCACCTTTAGCTCTATTAAGGAACACAGTCATATATCCACTGCCAACTTTAGACTCAATGGTTCCGCTCCACGCAGCGATGAATGCAGAGAAGTTGGGGTACACCTCCATAGCTCCATCAGACAGTTTCACCTGATATTCTACCTTAGTGTATCCTTCTACTGTTACCATAGAGGACTCAGGAAGGTCAATACGACCTACTAGAAGGCCCACACTGTTCTTATCCCATACGTCACGACTATCTGGTGCACGTCCGTTGAGAGTGTATATGGTTCTGATTCTTACGTTAGCCATTGTGTTTCTCCTTATGTTGCATTTCTTTGATTGTATTTTGGAGCGCCTTAATCCACGCATCCCCTCTTTGAGTTACTCCGATAAGACGTCTACTAAACTCTTTGTCAAGTTCGGCTCGACCATCAACGAGGCATCCACCGTTAGCTTGGAGTTCTCGTGAGGTGGCTGATAGTTTGACACGCAGCCGCTTACCATCGTTACGCAAATCATTAATGACCCTATCAGTGCTGCCCTCCAGCGCCGCAAGGTCTTCTTGGTATTGCTGTGAGACTTCATTGATAGCAGCCTGTTTATCCGCAGTCGCCTCAGCTTTCTTGACGTACTCATTGTGCACCTCCTGTTCCCATTTAGTGTTAGCTTTGTCATATCCGTGGTTATACGCAAGGGTAATCCCCAAGGCAAACGCAGCGATTATGGCGTAGCTCTTTAAATTCTTGAGCATAACTACCCTCCCGTATTTTCAGATTTCACGTAGCGTCACCGTGAGTTGTGTTGAAATATCATAAAGACCACTAGATGTAGTGGCCTTGAGTTATTCCATCAGTTCAGCGTGTACTTCTCGTCTTCAGTGAGACCATCAGCACCCACTAGGTTCTGGTACTCTTCGAGTCCATCTGCCAGTCCACCAAGGATGTTACGGTCTGGCTGTAACTTGGAGACTTGGAACTTATGGCGCTCTAACAGTTTCCCGATTGCGTTGTACAGTTGAGGTGTGCGCTTCTCATCATCCTGAAGGTCTTTCAGCATACGTTGTGCCATCTCAGTGTCCAGCATCTCAAGGAATTGTATTAAAGACTTATCGTTAGACATCTCTACCCTCCTTCTTCCATTTGATAATCACATCGACTACCTTGGCACCAATTTGAGCCACTGTGTAGGCAATTGCGGCCACGTAGAACCACTCGTTAAGCGACAGTCCGAAAAACAGACGGGCAGCACCATCGGCCACACCTGTCCCTACAATCGGAGCAGCCTTCACTACTTCATTGTTAAAGTCTAAAGACAACATTGTGTCCTCCTCATTGGTAAAGACCGTCCATGGTCATTGTGTATTGTCCTTATCAGTTTCGAACTAAGATTTGCTCAGGTACTGTATTTCGATCTTGGTCGTTACGGAAAGTTCTCCCGTTGTTGGAAATTGTGAACTTCAACCAACCACCCATAACCACCATGAAGTAAGTAGCATCAGCTCCAATCTGAACAGAACACATGCCATTATTAGCTAGAATCCAGATAGTTCTCCAGCGGACATCCTGTGAGAGGCTTACTGAAACACCACCACCAGCAGAGCCTTGCCATACCTCAGTCCAACCAGAGCTCTTGCGTGCATAACGAGCATCACCTTGTTCGGTAGTGAGTAGTCCATCGACCATCTTGTTAACTTCACCCTTGCTGTAGGCGTGTGCACTTAGGCGCTTATTAACCCATGTATCAAGATTCGACCCATACTTCTTGATGTATAAGTTACCATCGGCTGGGATACTCCAACCAGAAGAGCTGATAAGAGCACCATCGGCGCGTAAGTCAAAATGTGCATCTCGAAGATACTGCCTGATAAAGAAGTTTTCGCCAACACCATTATTATATAGGCACTTAGCATATAAGGGCTCTTTACTCAAAGTTGTAGCTCGCTCAAGGAGATACGCGATGTTCCCTTGTCCTTCTATATCATGTTGTACATCTGGTGTCAGAGCTCCAGTCCACTGGCTCCAATCGCCACCCTGTGTTTTCTTAGTGAAGCTACCACTCTCGGCATAGAAGTCACCAGAACGAAGTTTAATCCCCGATTTGAAAGTTGGTGTTACTCCCTCCACCTTCTCGAGAGTTCCAGCGAACTCATTGATATTGCCTAACTTATCGGCCTCAGTCTTAGCACGGTCTGCTTCACTCTTAGCACGATTAGCCTCAGTACTGGAACGGTCGGCCTGATTCTTAGCACTAGCCACATGTGCAGCAGCTTTGGAAACCTCAGCAGCGGCCTTAGTAACTTCATCAGCAGCACGATTAGCCTCAGCACGGGAACGATTAGCTTCCTTACTGGCACTCTCAGCGTGACCCTTAGCAGCTTCAACACTGGCTGTCATACTATCAGCATAACCTTTAGAGCGGTTGGCCTCAGAGTTGGAACGGTCAGCTTGCTTCTTGGCCTCAACTGCTTGTGTCGCAGAGACACCTGCCTGTTGGGTCGAGCGGTCAGCTTCACGTTTAGCGCGGTCAGCTTCGTCCCGTGAGCGATTGGCTTCCTTGTTAGACCGGTCAGCTTGTTCACTAGCTTTGGTCACAGCGTTCCACACAGAGGACTCACGGTCTGTAATCTGCTTCAGAGGGACAGCATCATAGTCACTAGTAGCAAACGCTAAGTTCACAATCTTACGACCACGAGCATCTAGGTTACCATCATTGTTGACACCAATAGTATCCGCAGTAAGGTCTCGTGCCTCCTCAGCTACGTGTATCGTCTGAATCTGTGAGATGTTAAGGTCATATGCGCGAAGGATTGAGCCATCAGCAAAGTCAACCAGACGGTCGGTTGCAGAAGTGAATCGACGAATCTCAATCATCTCATAGCCATCCGCAGCAGTCCATGCACGGGCGGTTGTGATTTGGGTCTTAGCGGTAAAGCGGTAGTCCTGATTAAGAACCAACTCCTTACGGTCTTTCCCTATAAGTGTCACTAGGACGAACTTACGTGCTAGATACTCAAAGGTAATCGTGAAGTTCACGGAACCGTTCAGCGGATAAGTACGTACAGTGGAAATTTTGTTAGCCATCTGTATCCTCCTTTTGGTGAGGTATAAAGGGTAAATAAAAAGGGGGAGCTATGAGAGCCTCCCCAATAGTGAGTCGTATTGTTTACTTCTTGTTAGACTTAATATGCACACCGTTGGCCTCATAGAACTTAATGAGCATCTGTTGAGAGATTGGGTCGTTAGGTATCAACTCTCGGTGAGCATTCATTAAGCCAGTCATCATCTCACGCTCGGTCAGTTTGTTCGGAGCTGTAAGGACACCATAAGCATTCCGACTAGCAGCAAAAGTTGCACCAGCGAATCCGAGAGCAGGCACCTGTTCACCAATAGCGCCCATAATGGAATCACCCATGTCACGAGAAGATACTGCCTTATTGCTCTCACGTTTGTCCTCACCTTTAGGTAGAATCGTAGAGCGGACCATAAGACCTTGGTCATAACCAACAGCTCCCATACCGAAGTTAGCAATACTCAGCGGAGCCCCTAAGTGTGAACTTCTGGAGGCCGCAGCGTAGGCAATCATCTTAGGGTCGAGGGATTTCTTCAAGTACTCCTTCTGTTGCTCTTTAGGTAGGCCAGCAGCTTTCAAGTGAGCCTGTGCCACATAGTAGGAGCCAGCAATACCACCAGAGATAGCATAGGTCAACGCCATGTCCATAGCGCGATGGTTCTTAAAGGCTTCGTTACCAGAGCGGATAAACTTAGAGTTCATCGACTTGATGACAAACGACTTAAACTGCAGGACTAACTTAGCGGTGGCACCAAACGCATGGGAATCCTGTAAGGAAACCTTATGAGGTCGGAGCATCGTTTCGTCAGCAACCTTATCAGCTAAACGCCATAAGTCCATGGCACGAGGATCATTAGCCAGCTTACGCTTATCCTTGAAGGTGAACTTACCGTCTTCACCACGAGTTACGTTCTCCCTAATGAGAGACTGAATGCCTTCCCACTGTTCCTTAGAGATACTCGCAGACTTCAGCATGTCACCCTTAATCCACTTGTTGGCACCTTTGCCTGTAACAGCATGAGTTACCACATCACCCATCACACCCTGTCGAGCCATATCCAGAAGGTAGTTTGACGTACCATTGAGGAACTTGGTTAGAGGTGAGCGGGCAGCTAACTCTTGAGTCGTATGCTTGATAGTACCAGCAACCTTAGCGGCTACATCTGATGTAGCGGTGGACTCTCGGAGACGCTGAATGATGTCCTGACGGGACGGTCGAATTAACTGGTCGAACTCTCTGCCGAACACCATTGAGTGGAGTTCTTTGAGTTCACTACCAGAGACAGGCTTGTTGCGGAACGCTAAGTCACGTAGTGCTGGGACACCATGGAGCATCGCACGGATGTTACCCTTTGCCAACATACCAGAGATTTCAGTTAGGTTCTGCAAGCCCATGTATGCGTTCTTCGTAAAGAAGGACATATCGGACAGAGCGCGAACCATAGTGTCTCCCAAAGTATCCTGATTACGCCGAGCACGGCCAGTGAGAATCTTAATGGTATCTTTCAGTGCTCCTACCTCACCCTTCACTGTGCCCTTACCTTCAAACTTCTTATCGAGAGCACTGATTTCAGCTACGAGTTCAGCAGTAGTCTTCCCTGTACCACCCATGATAGCAATATCACCATCAACACGGCGGTCATAGGCTGGCATGACGCTTTTCATATCGAAGTCACGTAAGTCATTCACGGAGAACTGTTGTCCGTTAGGGAGAGTTACAGGCATGTCAGAGTCGAACAGGTTACGGGCCTCAAGGAATGAGTTGTTCTCGATACCAGCAATACCCTCAATGTTATCATCAAGGACACTGGAAGAGTTGAACTGATCAGTCTTGGCGATACCATATGCCTTGTCACTAGCGTGTTTCATGACCATCTCTTCAGTAACAGCCTTAACGTCAATACCCAAGGTTTCCGCTAAGTGTTCATCAACACGAGCTTTCACTTCAGGTCGTGAACGATAGGATGTCATCCAGCTTGCAGCAATTGCTTCCTGTAGACCATCGGTACCTCCCAGAGCCTGTGAGTACAACTGCTTGGCTTCCCTTGAGTACACATGAGGAACGTAAGTCCCTTTGTGGCGACTGTTAGGGAATATAGAGTTGGCCTTGTTGCCGAACATCGACGGGTTCTCCATCATCTCACGCTTGAGGTCAAAGTGTTCCTTCATGATGTCCATCACCTTACGCTCTGCCTTGGTCAAGTTAGCCTGAAGTTCAGGACGCTCGATAGCCACAGCTGCCCGACGATAGATTTCTTGACGAGCACCTTGAGCACCACTCTTGAACACACCCACAGACCACTCAGGGTCAGCCATTGCTTCCTTCATTGCACCATAGAGGTCATTGTAGGTTCTCTGGTTGGTACTGTGCAGTCGCTCTTTGATATCGGAGGCAGTGGCCCCAAACTTACCGTGTGAGCCAGACTCCATACCTGTAGGTGAGCGCACTAAGTCCTTGGCGAGACCACGGATTTCAGCATGTTCGGAACGTAGTGTTCTCAAACCTATTTCACTCAGGCCACGCATCGGCAATCCCCAAGCAGCACGTTCAGGGTCCACCTCGGCAAACTCTTTGGCTGTCATAGGGTTCGCTAGATTGGTATCACTAATAATGGAACCATCCTTCAGTACTACAGCACCCGGTTCGGTTTCCAGTGGTGCATACTCAACGCCATTGTGCTGTGAGAACACTCGGTCTTCACTAGGAGGCATACGGCTTGCGTCATAACCACCAGTGTTGCGTGCAGTCTCACGGGCCTCAAAGCGCATCTGTGCAGCAGCAAACGGGTTCTCAATCTGTTCAGCACCAGACTTACGGAGACCAGCAGCTACACCATCTGCCACAGCAGTCAGTCCACCAGCAAGTAGCATCCCAGCTAAGGCAGCTTCAGCATAGTGGGCCTCACCTCCAGCAATCGAAGTACGTAGGCCCTCAGAGGCAACATTAAGTGCACCAGCTTGAGCACCTACCATTAACGCTTTGTTCACCAACTTGAACCCCTTAGCGGTAGTCCCAGCGATTGGAACATAGGTCAGAGGGTCAATACCAGCACCAATAAGACCAGCGGACAGCTTGGCACCTAGGCCTGCGTCTGCAGCCTTTGCGTCAGTCTCATAGTTCTCGTTAGCCATCTTGATTAGTTCGTCAAGGTTCTCAGCGGAACCCCCAAGTACAACGTTCATGTACGCAGGGTTCTTCACTTCAGTCCTAATCTTCTCCAGTTCTTCAGGCGTCCAAATGTGGCTATTAAACCGTGTCGGTTGAAGTACGTCAGTAAGAACATCGAAACCATCGTCATGCTTACCAGCACGGAAGGCAACACCCAAGGTTGAGTTGGAGAGTTCTGCTTCAGTAGCATTACCGAATCCAAAGAAGGTTGAACGCTTGTTTGCTTCGTCAAGAGTTGTACCTTTGGCTTCCCAATAATCTTTTCCGAACGGCTGATTGGGAGCGGCCTGTTCTTTACCTCGAAAGGACATGTCGTGAGACTCAGGGAGCTCAGTTGTCACACTTCCTTTCTTCCCTATACCGCTCATAGCAGCTTCAAGCGGAATCCCTTTAGCCTTTGGGGTGATACCGCCGAATGACTCAAGGTCTCCACTCTTAGGAGACTTAGCAACATCCAGCAGTGAACGCAGATAGTTACGGCCTTCGTCCCCAATGCTCGCAAAGTTGCCAGAATCGTAGGCATCTAACTGAGGCTTACCATTACGTCCTTCACCTTGGTTGTACGCTAAGGCAGCTTTAAGTTCATCCCCGTTGTACTTCTTAACGAGGTCTGAAAGGTAACGAGCACCTGCATCAATTGACTTAGCAGGGTCAGTGAAGTCTTCATCGTTCTGGAGACCATAAGCCTGACCTGTTGCCTTAGTGAACTGCATGACACCTCTTGGACCTGTTGGTGATTGAGCCGTGGGCTTAAAGCGGGACTCTACCCAACCGACCTTCCGAAGAAGGCCATAGGAGACTCCATGTGTGTCAGCAGCTTGTTGAAATAACGCATCATATTCATGCGGTTCGTTCGGGTTATACTTATCCACTTGGAACCTCCTATCGTGGTCTATTAGTCTTTACCAGTAAGTGTATCCAGAATACCTTTGCCACTCACGCTATCGTACATGCTGCCAGAGCGTTTAGGCTTCTTAGCTTCACGTTCACGCTTGCGGTTCATAGCTCGTGTATGTAGGGTTCGCTTGTTGGCATCTTTGAGTGCCTTATTACGGGCTTCCTCATCCAGCTTCGCTTGGTTCTCTTGGTACATCTTAGAGAGCAACTGCTTGTCGTACCGAACGTTTACCTGTCCGGTCGTGTCCATCAGGTAGATAGAATCACCACGTTCAAACACAGTGAGTTGCTTGCGAGTCACCCAAGGGTTAGTCTCAGCGAGTTTCTTAGCGGCTGTGTCTATAATGTCCTTACCATGTTTCCAAGAGTCCGGGTCATCAGTGACACGCAGAGAGTTTCTCGTTAAGACACCAATGGTATCCCCTTCAACATCATCACCTGTAAGAGTCGTAGTGTTATCTTTGAGATACCTATCGACCTGTTGCATTGCCATATCAGGGTTACCTGTGCGGTACTTAACAGAGTCATAAATCTTACGGGCACCGTTCTGGAGAAGTGATGGCATGTACTTAATCTCAGGGGACTGCGAGTTGTTCATTAGAGAAGCCCAATACTTATCATCCTCATACTGCATCTCTTTGGTTAGAGACTGCCGAGCCTTATCTGCATCCAGTAAGATCTGTGGGTCAATCCCTTGGTTGTCCATCATATCCATAGTGAGGAACATCTCGGCCTTATCAGGATATAATGCAGCGAACAAATCGGGGTCAGCATTACGAACACGTCGAAGGGCATTGAGTGCCACACCACCGTCTTCGGGCATCTTCCCGTTAATCACAGCGGACGTCCATTCCTTCTCAGCGTCACCAATAAGTTCACCAACCGCAGTACGGAAAGCACCCTTCTCGGAGTCAGCCTTGAGATAGTCCAACTTCATTCGGTCTTTCTGTGCATCAGGGATATTCATAGCATCAATATCAGCCAGCTTCTTGTTCGCATAGTTAACCATGTCACTATGAGTGAACTCACCAGTGTTATCGTTGGTAGGCATATCGCCATACGCAGTAGACACGTACTGACCATTAAGTCTCTTCTGGAACTGTGCATCAATGACGTTCATCTTGTTCATCGACTTCTGTTGTTTGTCCATCTGCTTGGCTAACTCAGCGGTCTCCCGATTCATCCTGTCCTGCATCTGAGTCTGTGCATTGATTAACGCCTGACGTTCAGGTGTCATCTCTTCGCCCGGTTGCAATGTGTCCAGTTCAGCCTTGATAGATTGAAGCTGTTCCCAACCAGTGTTTATGTTCTCTTGGTTCAACGCAGAGTTCACATTAAGTTGGAACGCCTCGGTCTTCTTAGCGTTCAACTGGAACTCATTATGTTGAGCCTTAACCATCAGATTGTTCCACTGTTCGGCGCCCATCAGTTCCTTGTAGGTTGTCTCTTTTCCGTGGAGTTTCACCTTACGGTTCTCAATCTGTTGCAGGAACTGCCCGCCACCTTCACGGTTAACCACGTCAGACAGACCTTGGCTAATCATTGTGAACGCTTGGTCATCACTAGGGATACTCCCAGTCGTCAATCCGGCACTGAAGTAGTTCTCAAAGAACTCACCAGCATACGGAGAACGTAGGGTTTCCGGGTCGTTCAACACAGAGTTTAACTCTACGCGACTGTTGATGACAGCACCTTTCTTAGCTTGGTCACTCAGGAAGTTATCGTGAGCACCATAGAGGGCAATGTTACGTTCAGTGATGTCGGAGTTGAAACCCTTCTGGTAGAACTCATCAGTCTCATTGATACCAAACTGTTCCGCATAGTTCTTAGAGGCTTCTTGCAGTCGACTGTGACGGAACTCTTCCAACTCTTGCCGAGTGCGGAACTCACCGTTCTTCACCTTCTGTGCCACTTCGTCATCGACGAGATACGCAGCGTTACGTCCAGTCTTAAGCTTGAGTGCTTCCATTGCGTATGGGTCATCCTGATATAACAGGGTTCCGTTCTTAATGGCCTCTCTGCGTTGCTCAGGAGTCAGCTTACGAATAATCTCGTTAGAGCGTTCGTCTGCCTTGTCCTTCTGTCGCTGGTCGTACTGCATATAGGCATCCGCACCCATCTCAGCCAGTTTACCTACAGTGCCAATCAGCTTAGACTTCTCGGCATACTTAGGGTCTTCATAGACTGTTGCAGCCTTAACCTCCATGCGACCAGTGCCACGCAGACGGCTAGTAGACGGAGCGTTCATGCTACCTAATGCTTGCGCTAACTTACTCATAAACTGTACCTCCTTTATTTACCTTCTTGATCTGCTCACTTAACGCCCGGGGCCTTAACCTTAGTGGTAGCCTTCTTAGTCGACTTGCTATCGAAGAGTCCACCAGAAGTTGCGATACCAGCTAGTTGACCCATACCCATACCTAGTGGATCGATGATTTGCTCTAAGCGACCTTTTAGTTTCGGCTCGGACTTGTTGATTTCTTTTATCTGACTAACGGTGTTCTCCTGGTTAGCTAAACGCTTCCCTAAGATGACACTATAGTCACGTTGGTAGTTCTCGGTGATACCTTGAGACTCTCGAAGGAAGTCACCCTCGGTCACGCGTTGTACGCGGTCCATAGAGTTACCTTCAAGCATTCCTTCACCGATAGCCGCACGGATAGTCCCCATGTTTCTCACACGGTTCATATTGGCTTGGGTCATCTCTTGGACAGTTGAGTCGATGAGGTCACGAGATTCTAACTTAAGGTTAGCATCCGTATAATTCATCTCTTTCAGCATCTGCCAACTTTGTCGACGACCTTGGTCAATCTGTGCAGCCTTTGCTAGTTCACCTTGCATGCCTCCCATAATCATGGAAGTACCTTGCATAGCGAGAGGGATAGCCGCCATCCAGCACATAATTTAGCCTCCTATTGTGAATAGTTGGAATTGATTACTGTCACCAGTAAACTCATTGTGGAATACCGCACCGATAGACTTCAAGAACCTAATGTGTGACTTATTGCCTATCCAGACATAGTTCCAGATTACTGGATACTGTTTTAGCATCGTATCGCGGTACTCTAGGATGAGCTTGCGGAACTCCCGTTTAGCAGGTCTCGATAGTTTCCACACTTCGTCAGACGTTACGAACCACACTTGGTCACCACAGTTGCCTCCAATAGCTAAAGGAACCCCATGTAAACTCATGGTCACACACTCAGAGGCTGGTGGAAATGAAGGTTCAATCCCGTAGGCTTTGGCCTCAGCAATGTCCTCTTCTGATGGTTTGAATAACATAAAGTCACGTTCTGTTGTAGGTAGGATAATCATAGAGTTTCTCTCCTATAGTATAAACCCCCTTCCCCAATAGTGAGTCGTATTGTTCACTGAATGAGTAAGAGGGTGTGTTTCAATTAGATACCAGAAGAACGACGAAGGTAGTTACCCTCCCAACCACAACCGATAACGTTCAGTGGTGTGGTGTGTTCAGAGATAATACGTACTTCATTCAACTGTGCATTACCAGTCACCGGGAAGCGGAACTGACCCGTACCAACATTAAGTCCACCAGCACGTAACGCATTGGAACCCAAGCGAGCACCTGCCATATCATAGCTGAACAGTCGAGAGGTGTTCTCCACTTCCACTGTGAATGCACCAGAGTCCTCGTAGTTCACCCATGCTCGGCGTAACTGTAAACGACCAATGTCCTCGGTAGCTATAGAGCCATCATCAGCGGTCTTCTTAATGAGGAACTTAGAGAACACATAGCGGAAGCTGATAGCCAACCCAACGTAGATTGTCTCACCCTCACGGTTCCCACTCATTGTTAACATAGGTACACCATTAGGCCAACCACCACGAGGAGGCTCGAACCATGACACCAGTCCATCAGAGGCCACAATGTAGAACTTACCGGTCCAGTATTTCATCCCATAGACGTCTACAGGTTTCACAGTGGTAGCGTAAGTGTCATCATTGTATGAACCTTCAGGAATCACATACTTCACCTTATTGTCAATGTACAGACGATACGGCTCATCAGGGAAGTCGATGCTGTTCTTCGTAAAGTGAGCACGACACATCCAAGTGTGTGACTGATTGCGCAACACAAGGTACATGGTGGAACCAATAGAGTCACAGGCCAGTACGGTAACGTTACTTCCTAGTTCCCAATGTGACCACGACTGTTGTGCTATCTCTTCGTTCAAGTAGAGGAACTTATAGAGGAAGATTCTGCTTGGAGCATTTGAAGACAACACAGAGATGAAGTTCTCAGTGCTGGAGCCTCGTATAGAGAACACACCGTTCGGAATGTAGCTAGGAACGTGAGCACTCATATCCTCAGCAGACTTCACAGAGCTAACATCCTGTACCGCATAATAACGGTTAAGTGACGTATAGGAAGCACGAGGTGACGCAAAGTACACACCACGTCCAACGCCAAAAGGCCTCGCTCGGTCTGACACATCGAACTCGGTCGTGAGGTTCAACTCTACTGACTTAGGTGAGAGTATACCTTGAGCGGACAACACGAACTGTGCTTGGTCTGACCATAGGAGCAACTCCTCAGAGAACGGCACAGCGTACTTCAGGATAGAGATTCGGTTATGAGACACAGCCACGTCGATAGGGTCATCGTCGGACAGGTTAGCTACTGATGCAGGGAACAATGAGAAATACTTAGAGGTACGGGACATCACAATGTTCTCACCAGCGAGGAACCCTAAGCGGTTACGAAAGAAGAACACATCGTTAATCGTCTGGTCAACAATAGACGGAGTAGGGTTAGTGTCCATGTCACCACAGGTACGTTGCGCCCACGGTAGTGCTTGCATCTGGAATGATCCATCAGCCTGACGTACAAGAGCATGAGGCATCGTGTCACCATTAAGTCCCTTCTGTACGCCCCAACCTGCAACCTCTTTCCACACCTTCTTCAAGTTGTCGTACTGAACGTAGAACATATCGGATGTCTTAGAGGTGTCACCAACAATCTTCACCGTGTATCCATTAGGAGCCTCAACGGGCAACCTACTGAATGACTGGCTGGTGTGCATCACTGCGTTCATCAACTGGTCGGCGTAGCCATCTTCAGTGGACAGTGAGTTAATCTGACTGTTACTTGGAGCAATCACATGGATGTACCCAGGCCCTTCGGTGAACGTCCAGCCCTTAAAGGCAACATTCAAACGCGCGAGACCAGCAAGTTTCTTAACGAGCCACTGTGCGTCAGTCTGCTTAGAATGTTCTGGTACGTCCCCATGGGCAATCTCGTATGCAATCTTTGTGTTGTTAATAGTGAATGCCAACGTACGACCATACATACCCCCGCGGATGTTAATCAAGCAGTCTCCATTCTCCTTAAGGGTATACAAAGGGGTAGTATCTGGGCGCACAACCATATTGCGATTAACGATAAATGTGTAGTCAGCCACAGTGACCATCCTTAAGTCATCTCGAGGGTTCCCTACCTTAACGTAGGACAAATCACCCTTCACAGAATACTCTTTACCATCTAGGTCGAACACACGAACACCCTGTCCGGTAAACACTACGTAATACTGTTCGGCACTATCACGGTTGATGAGGTGAACTAGAGGTTTGGCACCAAGGGCATTCTGGTCTCCAATGGTCTTAGTGAAGACAAAAGGTGGACGCTTCTGAAGACCCTCAGTCTCCGAGGACCAACCGTTAATCTGTTCGGAACCCTGTTCGGGGAACCTTAAGATGTCCGGCTGTTGACTGATACCGCCCTTCAGGTTCTTGACGGATTGTGAAATAAGAGCCATTAGAGACCTCCTTTAAAATGTTAGCGTTAACGAGATAGTAGACCACCTGTGAAGGCATCACCATCAAGCATGTTGAAGTTACCAAAGTCCAGTTCATACTCGTGACACTGCATCTTGGCTTCCTGTTCCTCTTCAGCTAGTACTGCGTCAATCTCAGGTGCACCAAAGAACCTGTTGTTAAACTGACGGGCTGCCTTGGTGACAATCCATGAGCGGAAGCATTCAGGCATCTCATAGAACTCTCGGAGTTTGATGATGGTCACAGTAACTGGGCCCTCAAAGATATCAGTTCCGGTCGTCCGGTCAAACACATATCCACCACGGTTAACGTAGGCAGTTGCACCACCTTCTGAGAGTACAGACAGGTAGTCTGACATGTAAGGAATCAAACCGTTGAACACATCAGGTAGCAACTGTTGTCCTCCCTCAATGTTAAACGTCCAGCCTTTCGATTGAATCTGTCGGTTAATCTTATTGAGAACTCGACGGGCGTTAGTAACATCAGCATTAGTGTCACCTTCCAGAGTGGATACTGGGGGTTCACCAATAGAGGCCAAGATGTCGTTGACAGCAGCCAACTCTTCGCCTGTCTCTAGGGTAGTTTCATAGGAACGCATAAGTGTATCCTCCTCATAAGCAAAAAAACCCCTCAAGCACCCGCGAAGGCACCCAAGGGGTTTCATATAGTTGTTACTTAGTAGCAGCTAACTCAGCTTCTTTACGAGCCTTGTTTGCCGCACGGGTACGGGCAGCTTTCTGTTGCGGCGTTAGCTCTTGCTAAACTTCAGTAAGGGACTCAGTGTCCCCTACGAGTTTGCGAGAAGTTAAGCCTTTTTGAAAACCAGCGCACCACATGCTTCAGGGCGTAGACCACCGTGACCCATTGCGTACTTAGCGATAATCTGGTCTGCTTGGAAGTTAGCACGACGTGCACGTTCCAGAGCCATATCTTTCAGCTTAACAGTACCAACGGCAGAGCGGTGATTGAATAGACCAACCACGTTATCCAAAGCAACACGAGTGTCACCAGAAGCAGTATCAGGGAATGCGTGTTTCTGATTAGTAGGTGCTACACCTTCTTCAGCACGGTTATCTCCAGCACCACCAGCAGTCAGATGTGGAACTTCGATTACTTCAAAGCCCATTACGTTGCGGATAGAGCCAGTAGATGGGTCGATCAGAGCTTGATAGTTTGCAGCGTTAGGCATCAGAGCAGCCAGAATCGCAGAGTAGTTATCAGGAGTGGTGTAGAACACACGGTCACTAGATGGAACATAGTTGGCAGTCAGTTTAGCACGAGCCAGAGTCAACTGTGCAATAATCGCCTGACCTAACTTAACTTGGTCACCTTGCAGGGTAGCCTGGTCGCCAACTTCAAGTACGTGAGCCTTACCAAGACCAGCAATGTTCTCATTGTTAGCAGCTGGAAGGTTACATAACTTAGCCATTTCAGCCAGTACAGCACCATCAGCGGCCATTGCCAGAGATTCACCCAACTGTGCAGTGTACTCAGAGCGAACGTCATAGTGGTTCATAGCGTCTTCGATGTCGTAAATCAGAACGTCAGCAGTAAGTAACCCATCAATGTTAATGGTCTTCTCAGTGTGCTTCATGTCTTTACGTTTGTCATCGAGGTTCTCACCTGGCTGCAGGTAAGCAGCTTTTGTACGACCCAGCACAGGGAACTGCGCAGACTTACCAGATTGGATAGAGCGAACAAGGTGTTTGTTCATAGTTACGGAGGTACGGGTAAACGCAGTCAGAACTTCACCACCAAAGACTTTCAGGAACAGAGCCAGTTTGTCCCCAGCGCTCATGCCTTTACCTTGGTCTTTACCCATCTGTTGTCCACCATTCATGTTAGCCATGTTGAATCTCCTTCTGTTGGTTTATAAAGTTTTAATTTGTGAGGTACTACTTGAAACGAGTTGGTTCTCATTGTGTATCACTCAAAGTGGGAGAACGTGATGTCTCTCCCAATAGTGAGTCGTATTAATTTTAGAAGTTACTGTACATCATCTTACGCTCAACTTCAGCACGGAACTTAGAGTCCGAGCGGTAGCGAGGGTCAGACATTGCAGCAATCATCTCAGCCTGTGACTCAAAGCCAGACTGTTTGGCTCGTACAGGTGCAGCAGGAACGGCACGTTTAGAAATACTACGGGCAGCAGGTTTACCAAAAGTCTTAGTACGGCTTGCCCCAGCAAGATTCACGATAGCCTTAACGGTCGCTAGGTCACGGTTTTCCAGAGCATTAACCAGAGACTCGGCAGCATCCGGGTTGGACACTTCGAGGTGGCTATAGATTGCCTGGAACTGTGACTCACCACCAGCATACTCCATAACAGACTGAACGTACTGTTCGACCAGTGCTTCCTGTCCACGAATGTAGGAGTCAACGAAGGACTTAGAGTAACCAGCCTTAGCCAGTTCTTCATAGGATTCCTTGGACAGACCCTCTTCACCATATTCCTGTTGGATACGGACAATAGTTTCTTCAGACAGACCACGTTCAGCAGCCTGGTTGACCATCTCTTCGAAGCCCGTCTCATGCTCTTCGAGTTGACTTGAGGCTGCACTTAGTTCTTCTGGAACATCACCTACAGGTGCAAACTCTTCTGAGCCTCCTTCAGTGCTCTCAGAGTAATCAATCTCACCCTCTTCAGTCTCTTCAGGTTCACCATCAGTGGAGATACGAATCTCAGTACGATTCTCGTCTTCTTCTTCACCAAACGGGTCTGGATTACCATAAGGGTCATCATTGCCTACTATCTCGATTGCATCATCGCCATCACGGGCAGCAACATTGAGTTCAAGCATAGCCTGTTCGTGGTCAGTAGGAGTAGACCCACCGACAACCGCAGAGTTCACACCGAAAGATGCATAAACATCAGCATTAGATTCACCGGACATATTGTATCTCCTTTGATAATAAATTGTAGAACTCAAAGGGAGGACATAGTGTCTCTCCCATTAGTGAGTTGTATTAATTAGGAACCATACCGGCCTGTGCAGCAGCAGCTTCCATGTTCTCAGGACTTGCAGTAGCCATTGCACCAGCACCAGAACCAGCAGACGCAGCGGCATTCTGCATAGCAGTACCTTGGGCGGCCTCAGCCATTTCCTGTTGCTTCTCTTCAGGTGTCTTAAGGATACCAGAAGTGTCGATGCCAATAGCGTTCGCAATACGCAACTTAATGGTCGCAATGTTGATGTCCGGGTCTCCCTGCATAGGAGCCAGAGCAGACCATGCAGATATACACCGCTCCAGCTTATCGAGGTCTTGGCCACGCCCCAATGCTTCCATCCCGGTACTAATAGTTGGCTCAACGGCCTCTTTAGGTAACTCAGGAATCTGATTGGTTGCTTGAAGTTGTTTCAGTAGTACACGAACCATAGGTAACTGGAGTTCCTGTGAGAGAATCGAATAGACACCACCAAGGGTATCTTCCAGTTCAGATGCAACATAGCGAATCTCTTCGGCTGTCACACGCTCACCAGTACGCTGTACCGCAGAGTTCAACATAAAGGCATATGACAGTCGGCCCTCAATCTGTTCACTCACAGCTCTCGCTACAGAGAAGTCAGCAGCCTTTTCTAACTGAAGGAACGAGATGTCTTCTGGACGACCAGACACAAAGTCACCTGTCTGTGCTTTCGTTAAGCGACGAACCTGTGTGATACCAGCTGGATTAACCAAGCCGATTACCTTTGCACTAATCATGGACATCTTGACGATTGCTTCCTGGAGGTTCTCAAGTGAACGTAAGTCACCTAAGTATTCCTCACAGTACGAACGACCATATGACTCTCCATCAATGCGCACCATGCGAACCGGGATATATGGACAAGCGTCCACCGGATAAGAAGCATCTGTGCCTTCGACTTCAACACCATCAATCTCTTCGTACTTCAGGTACTCTCCAGATTCCTCATCGAGGTATATGTGAGTGTACACATCAATCATCTCGTCACCCTTATGCTCCTGACTAGAGTCCATAGAGTTCCTTACGTCTTCTGGAAGTGCTGCATAGGCAGTCTTATCCAAGGTCACAATCTGTAGTACCGTGCCGAATGCGTCTCGTTGGACAACATAAGAAGACAGCCGGTATAACTTCATGGGGTTGTAAGTACCTTCAGGTTCAGGAATGTATAGCAGAGCGTTACCCGCTACGACTAACTGCTTGAGGGTCTCAAAGAGTGTCACACGGTATGAGTTTGACTCGATGTAGTTCATCAAGATGCGCTCGACCATAGAGAGACCTTCTTCGACCTTCGCCAGTTCGGCAGGCTGTGCTACCAATTGTTTCGCTTCGAACTCAGAGATGGTCAGCTTCATCCAAGTCTGCATAGGGAACAGAGCAAGCATGAGCTTAGAGGCCAAGTTGTTCAGACCACGAGCGCCCACTGCTTGCCACGGAGTTGTGTAGTCAGTAGAGGCGTTATCGGAGTCTTTAGGGAACAACGAGGGGATGGTGTACTTCGCACAGTTCTCCGCACGGGTCTCATAGGAGTTCCGGTCGTTCTTCAATGCGTCATACACCGCCTTAGCACCATTCTCAGCGAAGCCTTCACGTTTCTGTGAGCTTGCCATTTAGCGCCTCCTTGTTAGATATTTAGGCCACCGCCAGAACTGCGAGCGACACTTAGTGATTTCTTACCACTAGCACGAGTCTTCTTCTTGCCACTTTCAGTCTGAGAACCGTCATCAGTGTCCACGTCACCTTTACTTGGTGGCTCAACAATCTGTGCAGCTTGTGGTACATCTGGCATACCACCACCCAGTAGACCAGTAGCAACTCCCAGGGCACCTTTAGTGATACCTTCGATTGGCTTAGTTACTTTCTTGATAGCTTTCTTTAAGCTTTTACCCAAACCCATGATAAACCTCCTAGTTACTTGTTGTTGAATACGGACTTGCGGATAGATGCTTTAGTCCCGGTTCGTCTCTTTGTCTTGTCATCCTTCATTGTCTTGGATGGAGTGTCTTCAAGTTTCACCTTGAGAGACTTCCTACCACCTGTAGACACTTCAGAACTTGTACCATCTTTTGGTGCATCAGTATCATCACCACCAAACAGAACACCTTTAGGTTTCTCTGTCAGTGGAGCAGGGTCAATTGCACGTACCTGATTGGTATCTACCTGTGGCACTTTAATCTTTGGTGAAAAACACATCAGATTACCTCCTGTTATTAGGATTCTGCCTGTTCCTTACGGATTGCCTCCATATCGTCTAAGGTTTGAGATGCATAGTTGAGACCCGCGAGGAACCCAGCGATGTAGCTTTCAGACCACCCAGCCTGTTTCAACCGATTGATAAGACCAGACTGAATAGCGTATCCAGCATTGTATTGAACTTGAAGATACTCCATGACACTCCGAGGAACATTAGGAATATCTTGTGGGTTCTCCATGTACTTCTTGATAGGGGTTAACATAATTAATGTGCTCCTTAAAGTTAGAACTTAAAGTAGGTATCATATAGGCACCCCCTCTCCAATAGTGAGTCGTATTAATTTCACATAGAGAAGAATGCCTAGAGTTACACACTCTTAGCTATAAGTGTAGCCCTCACGAATGCAACTGTTCAGGAGACCATAGGGAAATCTCCTTGTCGATAAAGTTGTACTCTTCGAAACGAAGGATGCGAGCCATCTGACCTTGCTTAATGATTTCCTCTTCAGTCATCCCAGCTTTGGCACCAAGGGTCACAATAGCTTCCCACAAGGTTCTGTCTCCCATGTCCACCTTCTTCCATTCGAGAACTGTCTGTCCCTTACGAGCACCAGACTTAAAGGTTTTCTCAACCTGTTCAAAGGCATACGGGTTCTCTAACCAGTCAGCAGTTGTCTCACCCCAGCCTGGGATGCCACCATAGCCATCTGTCAAGTCACCTTTAATGGTCTGATAGATGTGCCAGTAGTCAGCGGTAGTCTGGTCTTGAGTCAAGATGTTACCAGTAGTGCACCACAAGAAGTCACAATTAGGGATGGTCTTAAAGTCCTTATCACAGGAGACCAGTACGGCCTTCTTGAACCCAAAGTGTTCAGCACCAGACCCAATGATTCCCATTACGTCATCACCTTCTAAGCGAGGCTCAAGGATAGACGTCCAGTCCTCAAAGGCTTGAACACGCTCGACGAACGCACGGTAGCCTACAGGCTTACGAGACGCCTTACGGTTCTCCTTATAGGTTGGGTCAACTAATTCCTTACGCCAGTTCACAGAGTCAGTGAAGGCCATCACGATAGGTGCATCACGCCAAGCCTTCTTGCGACCAGCATAGGACTTGATGGAGTCTACCAGAATGTTCCACGCTTTCCCGTGGTCACACTCTAAACTCCAAATGTCATCATCCCATTGGGTCTCGACTTCGCTTGCTGCCATTGCCTGAAAGACAAGCCAGTCGCCATCCATCACCAAGACTCCCTTATCAGATTTACCTTGGCGTAACTCATAGAACTCCTTCAGTGTAATGGCACTCATAAGTCATCCTCCCTACACACCATTTCGACAGCATCTAGGTAGCCATCCCAATTGTCCACACCACAGGCTCTCAGAGCATCCAGGAACTCTTGGTCTTTCTCAAGGGACTGAATGTACACCTGCATGTCATTCCACGCTTCACGAGTCACCTGTACGTTGTCAGTAAGCAAACTCATACACAACCTCCCATCTGCTTCAGGAAACGGACACCAGCACCTGTTACTTCCCATGCACCAGCATTACGCCCATCGACTGATAGGCAAGAGATATGACCACGGCTTGCAGCCTCAGCTACCAGTGACGCATTGTTACGCACGTAGTTTGACTGAAAGGTCTTAGGGCAGCTTTTGATAGCCGCCAGTACACGTATATATTCACCCATTACTTCACCTCACGAATAGTTGCTGGAGAAAACTTAATGCCCTCTCCGTGGTGCTCAATGCCCATCTCACGGATTTCATTACGGACAACTTGCTTAACAGCGAATGTCACAGCACCATCGACACCATATGTCAGAGCCTGAACGAGTAACTCTTTGTCTTGTGCACTAACTTTCTCGCCATCACACACGCTGCGAGCCAAATCTAAGATATGTTCCTGAATCCTATCTTCAGTCTCAGAGTCAACCTTAACTGTCATTTCGAATGATACTTTAAAACGTTTAGTAATAGCCATGATATTTTTCTCCTGTTAATTAGTGACACACAGCCCAATTTGGCCCCATCTTTCCTTCAGTATCTAACTGACACCGGAAGTTAAAGTGGTCGCCTACCCAGTGCATAGCCTGTTGAGACACTTCGATTACAACTTTGGCAATCTCTTCTGTACGGCAAGCAAGCTGTTGCTCGTCATGTATCCACCCCATGAGGCAGAAGTCACCATCCCAGCCATGCTTGTAGCCCATCTCAAGGAGCATCTCTTCTGTCTTGACAATCCACAGTTTACAAATAAGTGCACCAGCAGACTGCAACAAGGTGTTCAACGCAGCGTGAGGACTACGGACGTGTACTTTACGACCATCCAAGCCTCGAACCCAACGGCGTTTCCAAGTTACTTTCTGTTCACCACCAACCCACTTAGAGTCCTTGACGAGTGTCCCTGTGATTGCTTCACGTAACGCAGCGATAGCCGGAGTTTGCTCAAGGAAGTTCTTGATGAGGCGCTTACCATCTTCGGCAGTACCACCAACAATCTGTCCAATCTTCGCAGCACCAGCACCATATAAAAATCCGTAGATACCTTAGTGTTCAACAGGGGTCGTTAATCCCTACCCGTTCTCTTATGAACTGCTACATGTTGCCATGCAGAGCAGACTATATCTTGCGCCTCAGCGCCCTACCGTTTCGAGCCACTTGGCCCTACTCCCTTCCGGGATAGTCGTTACACATTTAGATATTCAATAGCAGCCTGTAGGGACTTCACGTTATCTTTAAGAAGCCCTAATGCACGATTGCAATTGTGACACAATAAACCTCTAACATTACCTTTGGTGTGACAGTGGTCAACAACAAGTTTTATCTTGTGCACTTTTGGGTTCATTGCAAAACCCTCGGTGCCACATATCTTGCATAGACCTTTCTGGGATTCCAACATCTCTTCGTAGTCATCAAGAGTTATCCCGTAGCTCCGCATAAGATATGCCGTCTGGATTCCCCTATCCTTACACCTATCTGAGCAGTATAACTCAGCAGGAGACTTGGGTTTAAATACCAAATTGCAGCACTTACACTTCTTATCCTTAAAGTGCCCCTGAGGGTACTTGCTGGGAGTCGCGGTCTGTGCGGATTTAGGTTTGTTATGGTTTAGTGAATACATATGGAGCCTCCTTAGTTAAAGGCTACCGAATATCATTTAGCTCGATATTGTCCCATAGGGATGTCCATCGAATTAGATAGGTTTATAGACGCCCATTGTGTTAAACGTCTTAGCGTTGTCTCTTGTAGGTAACCCAGCGGCCATTTGGTTCTTCGTATGGATGTCACCAGTAAGGATAGTCTCAACGTACTCACCTTCATCATAGCGATACATGAAGTGGCCCAAGCAACGTAGCTCAAGGCCGGACGCATCCACACCAACTTGAATCCAAGGGTCTGGCTTACCGTCTTTCAGGTTATGCTCGGCACCGAAAGCAGCACGGCAAGGTTCACCATAAGCAGCACGAATAGAAGGCACCTGGGCAACGTTAGGGAAACTATGAGTTGCACGTCCAGTTACTGCACCGTTCGGGTTAACGCTACCGTGAATACGACCATCCTCTCCAATCATTCGGAGCCAGCCGTTATCACCTTCAGCAACCTGACCGATACGCTTCTGAATCATAAGGTATTCTTTAATCAACTCAATGCAACGCTGTGCATCCGGGTCATCAACCTTAACGTGCTCTAAGACCTCATCGTCTACCTTTGGTGCACCACTAGGAGTGAACTCAACGGGCACCCAGCCAGCTTTAGTAAGCACACGAGTGATATGGTCACGACTAGAAGGGTTAAACACAACGTGCTCTACAGGCGTATATGGAGCGCCCTCTACGTAATCACGAGTGTCCAGTTCACAAGGTTCTAGACCTTCGCGTTGCTTCTTGTTCTTTGGCTTCTTAAAGATACCACCCTGTTTCGGATATTTCACACGAGGATACTTAGTGAGAGGCTTACCAGTTCTTGGGTGACGGAATGCTTCAACTCCACCCTTGACCTGATACCATGAGCCGAAAGTGTTGGTCAGTTCGACCAGAAGTTCACCACGGCGACCAGCAAGTTCAGCATAAAGATTCTCTAAGGACTTGACGTCAATAGGGAAACCATTACGTTCCATCTTAGCTAACAACCATGCTGCATCGTGTTCCAGCTTGACAGCCTCAATGCTACCCTTCCAGAAACGTTCGGCCTCAGTGCTTCCATTAGGTTCCACCTCAGGGAAATAGAATGTGTTACTACAAAGTTTCTCGAAGAGAGCTTTGGTTACTACAACGTCTTGAACGTTATATTCCATCATGTCTTCGTTGAACATCAACCATTCCATACCGTCAACGTAGTCTTCACCAGACTCAACCAGTGAAGCCTTGAAGTCGTCCTTGTACTCACCCTTCATTTCGCCTAAGCGATAACCCCAAGCCTCCAGAGCGTGGGACCCAAAGCGCTTACCCGGTAGCTTACCAGCACGCAGCAGACCTGCATCGGTGTCTTTGATGTTAGAGTAAACCAAGCGGGACATCACTAGGGTATCCAAGACGTTCTCTTTAGGGAACTCGACGTCACGTCCTAACAGTTTCTTGGCGAGTAACTCGATTACTGGGATGTCATACTTGTGACCATTGTGAAATACAATGAGACCACCACGAGCAACCTCATCTTCGAGAGCATCAATGTATGCCCCAAAGTCATCAGGTCGATAACGGATGTACTGGTCAGTTGTGTAGTCGTAAGTCACCGCACAGTGAAATTGACTAACGCTGTGCAGCAACCCATTTGCTTCTAAGTCGGATAGTAACATTGTGTTTACTCCATTAGTTAGTTGAATAGTTTTCATACAAAAGTTAATCACGAAGGCCACCCGGAGATGACCTTTAGTTTAACTCTTATTACTCCTAACACTTCTCAGCAAGCATGTTGCCTTCAGCTTCAATTGTGTTGCCTAACATAGCCTGACGTACATTGTCCTCACCTACAGCCACAGTAGCCGCTACAGCAACAGAAGATAATAGACGACCTGCCTGCATGTCATCCAAAGTTACACGCTGTGTGTGCGCCTTGGTGGACTTATGGTCTTTCCAACGGTAGACCAGAGTGACTTTTCCGTTACGAACGTTGACGTGAACTCGACGAGCATACTGGTCAACTGTGTCAGACAGACGAATGGTATTGCCAGGGAATTTAATAGCCATGATATGTTACTCCTTACAGGAAGAATTTGTTGAGGTCGGTTGCTATAGCTGCAATCTTAGCAGCAGACGTTACACCAGCACTTGCATCTTCAGACAGCATACGTGCATGTTTAGCCAAGCGCTGTGCCCGCTCAGCATCTTTACGAGCCTTGTTGTTAATACGTTTAGCTTCACAGAAGTACAGCTTAACTACCAGCTTACCAAGAGTGTTGATGAAGTTAAACATTGTGATTCTCCTTAAGTGGATTGATAAGTGGGAACAGACTGTCTGCCCCATTAGTGAGTTGTATAGGTTTACTATCAGAAGTCCTGACCGTCTTCTTCTGGTTCCCAGCCGCTATCTCTGCTTCCTTCATCTTCAGGTGAGACAGTCGGTTCAAGCCATCCGGTTTCCTTGTTGTAGGCCATATGCCCAGCCACACCAGTATCACCAGTAAAGCGACACTTAAGCACCCTAAGTTGAACAAGGTTTGGGTAATCCCCTTGCTGGTTGCGTTCGAGAGCAATGATAGTATCAGATAGTTGGCGCAGAGAACCGCTGCCACGTAGGTCAGTAATGCTAACTGGACGACCTTCTTCATGTGCTTTCCCCTTCTCAGGATTCTTGAGGTGACAGATTACCACAACGACCACACCTTTAGTCTTCGCAAAGGCTTTCAGCTTGGTCATCAAGCGGTCAATCGTCTTACGCTCATCAGAGTTATCTTCCATCCCAGATACCACAATAGAGATATGGTCTAACAGGATGACGTTACAGTCTAAGCCATCGACCATGTAGGCCAGCTTCGCAAACAGACGGTCTTCCTGTGACTCCGCAAAGGAATCATACAGGTGAAACATATCTGTGTTAAACAGTGCACCATACCATTCATCGAAGCGTCCATCCTCTAAGATTTTCATCTTGAGTTCTTTGTCTTGACGTAGACGGACATGATTGTTCAAGCCCATTAAGTCCTGAACAGTTTCCTCAACGGCTTCTTCAAGCATAGCCAAGCCTACCTTCGCACCACCCTTGCCCCATTGGAGCATCTGTTGACGAACGAACGTTGACTTACCCATACCGGAACCTGAAGTGACCATGATGACTTCACCACCACGAGCACCCAGTGTCATATCATTTAGTGTCGGTTGACCCGTAAATAGAAGACCTGTTGTTTCCTCTTTGACCATAGCTTCACGCACTCGGTCTTTAAGAGACACAGCAGAGACTACACCATCAGGCACCCAAGGTTGTGCATTCCAAATCTGGTCGGTTACTGCTTTGGCTTGTCCATTGAGTAAACACTCATTGGCATCCTTAAGAGGCAGTACAGCTACTCTGACTTTCCCGCTAGGAAGGACAGGAGCACACTCTTCGATAGCCTTACGCCCGGGTTCATCCATATCGAACATAAGGATAATCTCGTCGAACTGGTCAAAGTATTCATAGTTGGCAGAGCATGTTTTCTTTGCGGCTTGAGCACCCATAGGGAGACTCACAACGGGATATTTCCCTTCTTGAAGTTGAGCTACAGTCAAGCAATCAATCTCACCTTCTGTAACTACAATCTTCTTGCCACCATTCCATAACTGCTTACCGAACAATAGGTCAGCTTTGAGTTTACCCTTTGCAGAGAACTCTTTATTCTTGTCGCGAACCTTCTGACCCACAAGGTTTCCCTCAACGTCATAGTAGTTTGCTACCTGAAGCATCTCTCCGTTGACCTTCGCTACCCAATAGCCATACTTACGGCAGATAGCTTCCATAAGGCCACGAGCTTTGAGGTTCGTATAGCGACCATCTGAATCCCCAAAGTTTAACAGGTTAGACATTTTGTCACCTCCAGTGTTATATGAGCGTTTCCGCTTGGAGAGTTTCTCACGAGTCTCATCCGTGGGAGGCACATAGTTGTTACACACGAAACAGTGCCTGTGTCCATCGGAGTACATTGAGTCACCATCTGACGACCCACAGTTTTCACACGGCAGGTGATACAGGAACACGCTATCTTGCTGTTCTTCCATATCCATTAGATACCCCCTATAGGAACGGACGCAGGCAGGCTCCACCAATGATAAGTACACAGATTAAAATGACGAACACATGCTCTTTAAGGTTATACATTGTGGTTACTCCTTAATCATTTTTAGCGAACAAAGGGAGAAACCTTTCGGCTCTTCCATAGTGAGTTCTATTAATTAGCCCCAATCGCTTGTGACCATTTCTCCAGTCTTCAGCCAGCGGCTCAAGTTGAAGGACGGACACGCTTTAGGTGCGACGTCATGGTGAGCTTTCACCTCAGCATCTGGATACATATCAAGTAGGTCTGCAAGTTTCTCTTTAAGAGAGACCATCTGAGCAGGCGTAAAGTTTGCCTCAAAGTGGCCCTTATCGTCAATACCACCAACGAGACACACACCAACTGACTTACTGTTCCAGCTCTTAACGTGAGACCCAATGACTTCGACTGGACGTCCCTCCTCAATGGTTCCATCACGGCGAATCACAAAATGATAGCCGATTGCTAACCAACCTTGTTCTTTATGCCACTGACTGATTTCACGAACACCTACGTCCATTGTTGGCTTTGTTGCGCTACAGTGTACGAAGATTGCCTCTGTAGAACTGCGTGGTTTAAATTGTACCTTTGGCATTACTTCTTCTCCTTCTTAGTCTTCAGTTTATCAAACGGTACAGACCGGGAGGCTTCCTTCAACCAGGATACTGGAATCAGCTTGTCAGCAAATAAGATGCCGTGCTTCTCACAGAACTCAGCGTAACTGGTAGGAGACCCCTTGTAAATCTTGGTGCGACTGCTTGAGAAGACCAGACGTATATCCAGGTCGGGGTACTGTTCCCGAATCAGCAAGTGTTTCTTGCGGTCATCACTTTCCCATAAGCCTTTTGTCTCCACAAAGATACCGTTAGGTAATAAAATGTCTGGTGTGTAATGATGATTACTTGCAGGAACCACATAAGGAACTCTCCACATTTCGTACTCAGCTTTAACACCCTTGGACTCTAAGAGTTTCATGTTCTTCTCTTCGAGTCCACTTCGGTAGATACCTACCTTCTTGATTCCTTTAGCACCGTAACCTGCCATGTGACCTCCCTATCATATATTAAAAGTCGCCGGACTCATCATCATCTTCATCGTCCTCTTCTGGTTCTTCATCCCAGCCAGAGTCGTTCTGAGGCTTACGGGTCTGTGCTTCAACAGCAACATAACCATCTTCTTCGATTTCATCAGCCCAGTCATCCTCACCGCTACCACCGAACTCAACCAGCTTAATCAGCATCACGGAATCCAGTTGTAGCTTAACGGAAGCACCTGCCACAGCAGACCAACCATAAGGGAACAGAGTGTATTTAATCTTCAGCTCGGAGCCACCAGAGATAGCTGGACGCTCACCACGAATACGCTTGCCCTTAGAGTCCACGATAGCTAAATCGATTGGTCTATTCTCACCAGTCTTCCTGTCAGTGTATGAACCATAGCACTTGAAGGTGAACGTTGTGGTTCCATCTTCGTTATCCATGAAAGGCATGTCACCAACATATGGCTTCAGCGGTTTCTTACCCCTAACAACTTTCGGCGGGTTAGCTTCGTACTCTTCCATACGTGCAGCATAATCCGTCTCATGGGCTTCGACAATCTCATCGATCATTTTCTGACAGCGAGGGTCATCGTTGGATACAGTTAGTGATACTTTATAGACACCACGTTCGTTCTTGAAGTCACCACTACCAAAGTCAGGCTTAGCCAGGTAGCAGTACGGTTCAGCAATACCACGAGCAGAAGTGAATACTTTACGTTTAGTGAAAGCCATGATGTTTCTCCTTAAGTTTCTGAAAGTTAAAAGTGGGAAACTATGTGTCTCCCATTAGTGAGTCCTATTAAACCTTTCGGTCTGGACGAATGCGTGTCACTGCGAAGCCAGCTGGGACATATTGCCACTCAGCTAACTCGTTGGCCTCTTCAAGAGATGTAGCGAACACAGGTACTTCGAATGATTGGCCTTGGCCTTCTACAGTAGCGAAGAACTTCTTGTCGCCGTTGACCAGTGACCCTTTGTTTAAAATGCTCATTGTCCTCTCCCTTTCCACAGGTTGTACATTTCGAGATAGTCGACATTGCCAGTCTCGTTGAATTTTCTCTCACACCATTCACTAGGTTTAAGCATAACATTTACCTTTATGTCTCTCATACAGTTCACTATAGAACCCAGCTTTCGCCATGTCCTTCTCTAAGAATGCCAGCTCGGATTTCTTACCAGCACGTAGTCGATACTTAAGGATGTTCCCTAAGCAGTACCCTTTGAACTGTTCACGGGTCATCGACCGGGCAATCACTTCGATAGCCTCAATGTCATCAAACAACATATAGTGGCTCGGAGTGCGAACACCATCTATATCTTGTGGTTTAGCTACAGGTTCACAGGTATGTGGGTAGCGGTCATCATTCTCTATACATGCAGTGCAACCATACATTAGAACACCTCCTTGATACACTCTATGACCAGACGGACTTTAGGGAAACGGGTGACGAGAACCGGAATGAAAGGCCGGGAGCCAGTTGTCGCTTCTTTAAATAAGCCAGTAGTAATCACAGCGTGAACACGGGGTGCTAACTCAATGGTAGCACCAAGCACTTTTGGAATGACTGCATGTTTCTCGGTAGCCTTGACCAGCGAGCGGCCTGAGTTACGAACCGAGTATATACCATTAGATTTATTGAAGTGTAATCGTAGCATATGTGTGTCCTCCATATGTGAGTCGTATTAGCAATCAGGCCAGCAGTTGTCATCAACGATAACTAAGGCAAGTGTGACAGCAGTGATAGCAACAATTAGGAATAGCATGTGGTTGTTCCTCCATAGTGAGTCTAATTAGAAACGCAAAAAGGCCAGCCCCTGTTAAGGACTGACCATTGAGTGATTTACATCTTGACCATTGGATCTGACTCAACACCACGGAACATAACGAATGAGGGGTGCCGTAATGACCCGTCACTTGTTTCCTCCATGTAGGCTACCTGACAGGCCCATCCATTGTAGTAGTCCTCACCGTGTTCCTTAACGTTAGCTGTAAGCTCTTCCATAAGAGTCTGTGAGATATTGTTAGCTGCAACATGCCGACCAGTCTCTAAGAGAACATTAAAGCCAATCACCAAGCCTTCATTAGATAGACCCGGTGTTCCCCAATTGACAGACTGAATGATACCATCTGCTTCACACTCAGGCTTTAGCTTCCAGAAGCCAGACTTCTTACCACGCTGATAGAATGCCAGAGGGTCTTTCACTACTAGACCTTCCTGACCATCTGCTCGAGCTTTCTCATAGAGTGCTGTCAGTTCCACATAGTCGTAGACTTCATAGCTCTCAGAGATGTCCCATTTGATTTCAGGGAAGTACTCGTTCAGTAACGGAAGCATAGCCTTAACGTGCTCACGCATCAGTAGGTTCATCACTTCGTAGGTCTCACCGGAAACCATAGAGTCAAACGGCATGACACCATAAAGAACAACCTTAAGCTTATCAGAGGACAACATGTAGGGAACCTTGGCAGACTTCTTAGTGAAGTCAGAGGCCAAAGGGTTACAGTTGGTACTGAAATTCTTAGGGTCACTCCATTTGGTACGCAGAAGGCCAGACCCTGTGTTGAAGTCTACGTCTTTGACCATCAGTTCACCATCAAGCATGAAACCATCAGGGAAGATACAGCGGTCATCTTTGAGAAGACGCTGCCAGCGAGAGTCGAACCCATTGAGGTGCTCAAGGGCAGGGATGGTCTTAGAGACACGGGAGAGCCACATGCTGTCAGCCGTATTGTCAACTACAATGTTACCACGAATACCATCATACTTTACATCGCAGATAAGGTAGCCAGCTTTGTCGAGAGCTTTCTTAACGGAAGACTCAACGAATGAAACAGCTTTATGTGGTGAAGTCTTGAATGTGATTTCCATTGTGGAACTCCTATAGATGTATATGTGTGTGTGTTGGTTAAGGTTTAATCAAAAGTTAATCAAAAAGTTAATCACAAAGGCCACCTTTTAGATGACCTTGAGTTTAACTCTTTCGCAATAGTGAGTCGTATTACTTCCAGTCTTTCAACTGGTCATACATTCGGTTCAACCACTCGGTTCCCATACTGTATAGAACGTCTTCGTCGTGATGACTACAAGTGATGGAGTTAATCCGCTTACCTTCCTTGTCCTCTATGCGTAGCCACATACAGTTCAGACTTACATGTGACTCATACCACTCCTCACAAGCGACCACTAAGTCCATCTTAGAGATTCTGTCAGTAGCAGCCTTGAAGGCGTTTAGGTTCCCACTATATAAGCTACTCATTAGAGTGCCTCCTTCCAGTTTCGTTTCTCAGAGTTACCACGCTGTGTCTTGTGGCGTTTCTTCATGTGGTCTTTACGTTCCTGCCATTCAGTACCATGTTCGTTGATTACGTTGTTACGCTTAGTGATTGGTTCAAAGTTGGTACGCATGATGTTGTTTCCTCTTAAAGTAAACTTAAAGTGCATCTTAGAGTATATCTTAAAGTGTATCTTAAAGTAGGGAAACCCTTGGGTCTCCCAATAGTGAGTCGTATTAAATTCCGTTAGGCAAACGCAAAGTCTGACTTGAGGATTTCTTGGATATCTAGAGACCCTTTAGCTGGCATCTCAGGCATCTTATCAAGCTGTGATTCATGTAATTGATCAGCAAACTGGTCATAGAAGTCTGCAAGCACATCGTTTTCTTCGTAGGTGTTCACCATTGTTTCACGTACAGCCTTGAACAGGTTACCAGCATCAGCCGGGATAGTACCAAATGAGTCATGAATCAGTGCGAAGGATTCCACACCGTAGACCTCATAGGAGCGAACTACAGTCATTCGAAGGTGACTTCCATCCATTGAGTGGACAAAGTTAGGTGCGATGCCTGACTCCTGCTTACGCGCATCAATTCCGCTATCCTTATTGGTGTTCACAGTAGGTTGTAGACGAATCTGACCTAAGAACATTAAGTTCAAGCGGGTCTGTACTGGCTTGCGATACTCCTGCCATACAGGGAAGCCATCTGGAGTTACCCAGTATACAGCGCAACGGTTACGAAGAACCTCTTTAGTCTTCTTGTCTTTAACTTCAGCAGCCAGAAGTTTAGCTGCGGACTTCAACCAGTTCATTGCCTCAACTGCTGCAACCACTGTGACTGTTACTGCATTCCAAATCAGTTTAGCCATGTAGCCAGCTGCTTGGTTAGGTTGAGTGAACATCAAGCCCTTGCCATCGTCGATAGCTGGCTGAATGGTATCCTCTAACACTTGGTCACGGAAGCCATACTCTTTGGAACCATATGCCAAGGTCATTACGGAACGCTTAGTTACCTTACGTGTTACACCATAAGCCAACCATTGACCAGCCAGTTCTTTAGTCCCCAGCTTGAGCTTCTCAGTGATTTCTCCAGTGTCCTTATTGGTCAGTGTTTCAACTTCGTTGTCAGTACCGTTGATTACATCTTGATTAAGAATCTCGTTCACACGCTCAGCTACGATACGATAGATGTCTTGTACTTCTTTGCTTGGCAGTAGGTTAACAGCACGTCCACCCACTTCGTCACGCAGCATTGCAGAGAAGTGTTGAATACCAGAGCAGCTACCATCGAACGCCAGAGGCAGAGAGCAGTTGTAGTTCATCCCGTGATGTTGCACACCTGCATACTCAAAGCAGAACGCGAGGAAGCAGAACGGTGAGTCTTGTTCAGTCCACCAAGTGTTAGCAATAGGGTCAGCTGCAACGCTCATGATGTTCTCATGGTTGTCCTCAATGAACTTGATGCGTTCTGCGAAGTCCACCTTGTCAACACCAGCAGTGTTAGCACCATGAATCTTCAACCAGTAGAACCCATCAACACCAATTGGTTTACCTTTAGCTAATGTCAGCAGACCTTTAGTCATGTCGTTACCTTGTGGGTTAAACATTGGTACTGCGTATACACGACCACGCCAGTCCATGTTCATAGGGAACCAGATAGCTTTAAACTGTGCGAACTTATTGGCCTGACCTAACATGAACTCCATGCTCATACGACGAGACACACGAGCCTTCTCTTTACGATAGATTGCAGATGCTGCTTTCTTCCACGCTTTGAGAGACGCTTCGTTCGTATCGATGTCTACAGGTTTAACTGGTAGTTCACCACGTTCCATAGCAGGTACGTCAGCAACCGGGCAATGCTTCCAGTTCACAATCTCGTTGACCACTGCCAGAACCTTCTTGTTAATCTTCCAAGGAGTATTCTGTGCGATGTTCACTGCCTTGTAGACTTCAGGCATATACACATCGTTGTAACGCTCTAAGCCCTTCTTGGAACCAGTGCGGACCATAGAGAGAGGCTTACGACCAGCAGCCCAATAGCCACCACCTACTGGAGAAGTCCAAGGCTTAGGAGGGACTACACAAGGTTGATACATTGGAGCAATTGCAGCCAGTGCACCAGCACGTTTAGACAGTAGGTCAACATATTGTTCGGTCAACTGGATGTACTCTCCGTCTTTCTCAATGTTGCCTGCAAACGGACGGTGCAACTCAACGAGACCAGTAGACCCAATGAGTAACTCTAACATACGTACACCAACGTGAATTACTTCTTCAGGTGTCCAAGTAGTCCATTTGGTTTGCAGTTGACCGGCATCGAGCATCTTGCCCTCTACAGCTTGCATGAATGCTTTCTTGTAGACGATACCAACGCGCTTGTTCAGTGCTTCCTGTACGTGGTTCTTAAAGTGCTTCGCTTCTTCGTCACGGATGCGCCCAAAGCGTAACTCGTCCTCAATGCTGCGGCCAATCTTAGTGGCTACCGACTGCAGGTTGGTGAACTCTTCTTTCGTCAAGCAAGCCAGTGTTACTTTCAGAGTGATGAAAGCAGCAGCTTCAGGTGCAACCTTCTGTACCAGATTGTAGGCCACTGGACGCTTACCACGCTTTGCTTCTACATCAATGAACCAAGTGTTCCACGCTTCGATAAACTTTGGTGCAAGGGATGACAGGAGCGGTTTAGCTACCGTGTTATCACCGAACTCACCTGCTTTGATTTGACGCTCCATTGCCTTAAGGAAACGCTTCTCGCCCTCAGTGTGCGCTTCATGTTCCAACTCAAGCTGTGTAGCTGCAAGCTGTGCACCGTAATGGTCAGCCAGGATGTTGTACGGCTGGATTGCATTAGCGATATCAGAGAAGTCGTTCTTTGGTGCGTTGATTACGTTAGTCATTGTTGCCTCACGTTGTTAAGAAAGTTTATCTATAAAGGCCAGCAGTTAGTACCGACCTTGAAGATACACCTTATCATCCCATCAGTTGTGCGTCAAGTATTTTATCAATCATTAGTGAACATCCTGCCTGAATAGCCAGACCGTCAGCTACTTGCCACTTAAAGTCGTTCACTTGGTTAACCTTGTGTATCGTTGAGTTCCCATTGAGTAACCTGAAGTCATGCCATACAGACCCCATGAGCATCTCAGCACGACGTTCGTTTCGTTCGATTACTTTGTGTTCCCTTTGGAGGGACATTAAGTGTAAGTGGTCCTGCTTAGTTTCACACTTAGCTACCCGTTCAGCTCTACATTCAGATAACTTACGGTTACGCTTACGGCGTTTCATTGCAGCCTTATGTTCAGCACGGAATGTACCATTAGGGTCACGCTTTGCCTTACGGTTCCGACAACGTTCGATGATACGCTCGTTAGCTATCGCCTCGACCTCAGCAATCAGTGCATCAGGGTCCAACGGGAAGCCATCCTCACGTTCACGGTCATGAGAGAAGCTAACAGGGTCAGTTATGTAAGCCACATCGTTCTTGTCGAACATAATGTTCCCACTGTGCATATCGAAAGACGCAATCCCGTAGAAGAACTCACGAATCATCTTGCACGTCTCGATGAACTCAGTGCTAACAAAATGTGCACAAGCTTCGACATTGATATCGTTACATTCTATGAGTGCCCTTGCAGCATACGCATAGTTAGCGTGAGTCTCATTAGTGTCTCGCTTACAGTCACTCAAATGGTCAAGTACAACTGTGTAGCAGCCTGCGTGACGTGCTACGTGATAGATGTTAGGGATACCAGCACGACCTTGGTGCATCCTACAGAACGCAGTGTATGCAGCTCCTGAGTCTTCTTTCTTAAAGCCAACCTTAATGACTCGACCGGGTAACATTTTGTGTGAGTAAGCTGCACTGAAGTGACCATTACCTAACAGGTTGAACCCTGCATCACCCATGAGTGACCCTAAGATATGCCACCAGTCCTGATACTCAAGACCCTTAGACCCATCTGTATCGTTACCGTTATTAGTCTCACCGTTCACAATGTCAGCAGCTAGTTCAACCAGAAGAGGCTGGCGCTTGTCCAGTTCTCTAATAGGGAGAGACTTGATGATTGCTAGACGTGCCTGAATGTCGGTGTAGTTCATTAGAGTGTGTCCTATTTAAGATAGTAGAAGGTTAGTTGTAGAGAGCAGGCCATGCTTCAAGTGCTAGAGGTTAGCCTTGTGTATCCTCAGACCCTTTATGAGGCCCTTCAGGAACAATTAGAGACTTAGCGAGCTGCTTACCGCGATAGTAGTTAAAGCCATACTTGATTGCCTTATACATTGCGATGACTAAGAGAGCAGCAGTCACTACACCTAGTGGCGTTAGACCTGTCAAATGATGTGTCCCAAAGTACCTAGAGAATGAGTTATATGTGAAGAACCAGCCAGAGTATTCGTTCATAGTGTGATGACCTCATTAGTTAGTAAGTTAGTGATTATCATAAAGGCTTCTCTCTTCGAGTCACCTTGAGTTAATCGCTATTGGTCATTCTCAAGAGTGTTACTATCCAAGTTTTTAAAGAGCGGTGAATCTATGTGAATCTGTGTGAATCATTGTACGTCTTAGTGTTACTGCTTGTCAACCTAGTGATTGTCACCTTGACACCTCATGTTGTTTCAGAGGGCGACTCACTGTGTTGGTGTGAGATGAATAATACAGTATCTAATCTTAGAGTCAATACTTAAAGTAACAAAAAGTCATCTTTAAGTGTTCTTTGAGTGTTCTTTGAATGTTCTTTAAGTTAGCACTCTAAGTTATACCTATAAGGAAGGGCATAGTAATAGACACCTTCCCAATAGTGAGTCGTATTAACTGTAAGGGTCTCTCTAGGTAGCCTATAAGTAGTCTCTAGGTAGCCTATAAGTAGTCTCTAAGTAGCCTATAAGTAGTCTCTAAGTAGCCTCTAAGTAGTCTCTCTAAGAGTGGTAACATAAGGTCTATAGACTGAAGGCACCGACTGAAGGTTAACATAAGGATAGAGGCTGACTTAAGGTGGTGACATAAGGAGAGGACTTAAGGTGGTGACATAAGGTGGTGACATAAGGAGAGGACTTAAGGTGGTGACATAAGGTGGTGACATAAGGAGAGGACTTAAGGTGGTGACATAAGGTGGTGACATAAGGAGAGGACTTAAGGTGGTGACATAAGGAGATACTCAGAGGGTCCCTTACAGTCAGAGACAGAAAGAGGCCTACATATAGTCCCCTAAAGTCCCCCCTAAGCACTACATCTAGTAGTAAACCCAATGTCACACATAAGGTTAGGCATTAAGTACACCTAAAGTACACCTCAAGTACACCTAAAGTAAACCTAAAGTCACCATAGGGGTGCTCTCTTTGGGGTGAGCATAAGGAGGCCATAGGGGGGAAACACTTTGTATGTACTATTAG